ATGAATAACCATGTTTTTGGCGAGCCGTGGATCATTCGCCACACCAACTATTTCTCCGACCCCTCCGCGGGTCCGGACGAACTGCTCAACGATGCCACCGAGTGGCTGCATTACGCCTACAACGCCGTGAAGCTGCTGGCGGAACTGGTCGACGAACGCGGCAGTGTTGACGCTCATCGGTTGCCAATCATGCTGGAAGGTATTGCTGCCTTCATCGACATGGGGACGCGGTGCGCGACGCAGGCGCATATGCGGATGCAGTGGGATCAGGTGCGAGGGGAGGCGCAGCGTACGTCGGCAGTGTCGTAGCGAGAGGGGTTCAATCCTTGGGGATTTTTCACCAAACAAGGGAAGTAGGCTGAAAAACAGAAGGGCGAGGCTGGTTAAGGACGCCGGCCTGACAAATTAACTGCCTCTCCCTTCTGTGCAGGGCTGGGTGTTCCCCATGTCTCCGAATGCCTGTTGCTCATGTTGCCCTGGCCAGTGCCTAACTCTACGTATTACTCAGATAGAGGTTCGATGCTGATGCAACCCAAGTTCTTGGCAGTATTCGCAGTTGCCGCATGCGCGATAGCCATAGTCGGCTGCATCAGGGGGCCTAGAGACATTCGCGTTGTATCTGTGACGGAAGTGGACTTTAAAGACGAAACGCAGCTTGAGTGGTTTGATCTCAAGCCTCGTCCATCGATCCTCATTTCACGTATTGATTTCTCTACCGACAAGGACCTTCTGGACCTTGCGAGGAAGCACCGATACAACGTCAGTTTCATGGTTGGCTTGTGTAGCAAGGACGGAGTGAAGGATGCCATAGGACCTTACGGTGGTGTCTATTGGGGCAAGGTGCCTATCGACTATGGGGTGAGAAACAAAGCAGTGTCGGGCTACGCCGAAGCGGTAGCCAAGGGGCCGCCCTTCACCTATCAGGTCTATGTAAAGAAGCTACCGCTAGACCCGTCTGACCCCATGTGCTTCACGCTTACGGGAGGCGCAATGTTTGGCGGGCTGCTGCGTTCGAATTATGCTGTGATACCGATTGGGCCATGGAAGCGATAGCTGCGTTCGTCCTCTTTGGCGCGAGTTGTCGGATGCCATGGGCGCGAAGTAGCATCCACCACTTGGACGGGGGAGGCAGGATGCGGCGCTGGTTCACCACCTTGTTGATTACGCTGTTCCTGGGAGCTTTTCTCCCCGGCCATGCCGATGCGCCCGCAAAGGGTGTTCTGCCCACGAACTCCAACCTTCGCGCCATCGACTTGCTGTTGCGGCAGCCTGAGGCGCAGATCGACTTTGCTCACGCGGAAGTAGTGATCGAGCGAATGATCGATCCGAGCGTCAATGAGAAAGCGACCTTGGAGCAATTTGAGGCATGGGCATCCAAGGTGAGGGCTCGTTTTCCTAAGGGAGATGCCGCCAATAATGAGGTCAAGCTCGCGTTTCTAGCATCCACGCTCTATGAGCCAGGCCCATGGAACGACTTCCGTCCCTTCAGCTACGACTTGGATGATGAGCTGGGCTTGAGCATCCCGAGTAAATTGATGTCGCACTACCTTGCTACCCGCAAGGGAAACTGCGTTTCGATGCCCGTATTGTTTGTCATCCTCGGGCAAAAGCTTGGACTTCCAGTCACATTGGCCACGGCCCCCAATCACGTCTTCGTCAAATACAAGCGCGATGACGGCACGTGGCTGAATATCGAAGCGACGACGGGCGGAACGAAGTCTGATGACAAATACCAGGAAGAGTTAGGTATTACGCCACGGGCCATCGTGACTGGTATCTATATGCGCCCGCTAAGTCATCGCGACGCGTTACTGGTTCTCGTGGGCACTTTGATGCAGTTCTATCAGGAAAGCCGCTCTTCGGAGCAGGTGATGCAGCTCACGGATGTGGTGCTGAAGACTGACTCGAACAACATCGTGGCGTTGCTGGTGAGAAGGAACGCTTACCGTCGCATCGTCTATGACAGGTACGCCAAGCAATATCCGACGCCTGACCAGATACCTATTCCGATGCGGGATGGCTATATGGATATCTATCGCAATCAGGTTGCACTGACGCAAAAAATCGAAAGACTTGGCTGGGTCCCGGAAACTCAGCAGCACAAAGCAGCTTATCTGCAGTCAGTCGAGCAGGCGAAAACCGGTCAGCAAGGAGGGGGGAGATGAGGAAGGGGATTGCCGCGGCCGCTGGGGCTTTATGCCTGGCTGCATTCAGTCACAATGCTAGTGCCCGGTACATTCAGTCGGATCCGCTCGGGCTTGCTGCCGGGCCGAATACCTATGCCTATGTGGCTGGTAATCCGCTCCGCTATATCGATCCTCTCGGTCTCGATCTGACTCCGGCGCAACAAGCTGCCGTAATGGCCGCTGCGCAGGACTGGACGGGTTCGAAGGTACCGTATCTATGGGGTGGGAACACAAAGAAGGGGGCCGATTGCTCTGGCTCAATTTCCTCGATTTTCGCGCAAGCCGGGATCGATATCGGCCGGCTGCAGTCTCAACAGTTTAAGCAGTCGCCATTTAGTCCTGTGCCAGGTGACTCGGCGTTGCAGCCTGGCGATATCGGTGTCTACCCGACGCATGTCGTGATCTATGCAGGTACGGACAATACGGGTGTGCCAGGGGCCAATGTGTTTTCGGCTTTTGGAGCGAATTCCAGTCATCCGTACTACGGTGCTGCGAACGGGGCGTGGTTTGGGACTCCTACCTGGTACCGCTACTCACCTTGAGCCATCGGCTAACACTAAGAGATTCGTATGCGCATCTTGTTATTGATAGCAGTCATGTGCGCGGGGCAGGCGATGGCTGCCAGTTCGCTTCCCGTCGACAGGACTTTTTCGCAAAAGGGCGATGTCATCGGTGACGGTCGGGCGGAAACCCTCACCGTCCACGTGACCGGGCAATCCATGGAGTCGCCATTCAAATGGGATTTCACGATCGTCGATGAGGCTGGGAAAGTAATATTCCGGATCGAGAGAAACGATGCTGCGCTTGATGGCTTCTTTAAGGATCAGGGGTATGTCGCTAATTGCTCCGGCTATCAGGCGTGCAAGTCACGCTATTATTTCGATGATCTCCCACAGGCCATCTTCGCCAGCATAAAGCCATCGCCAAAGGCGTGGAGCTTTGACAGCTACACCCTGGCCAATTTGCGAAGCACGGCCACGCCTTTTCTGGCGGCACATGATCTGCGGCCCGACGCGATAGAAGAGGTGTTGACCCAGATGAAAGGCATTCTGAGCAAGCCGGGGTTTCGCCTGGTGGCGACGCCTGTTTCCCCGGTCCAGAGTGATCCACCTATGCTTTGGGTGCCGAGTGTTCGCATGTTCGTGCCGATTTATCAGCAGTAGCGGCAATCTCTGTGGTCGAGCGGATGGTGTTTCGACCGTATGCGTTCGTGGTCGCAGGTTACGTGTTTGCAGAGCAAACAGGGGCTTCAATGAAAAAAGCGATGGCAGCAATTTTGGGGATCTTATGCTTGGCGACATTCAGTCGACACGCAGAGGCTCGTTATCTTCAGTCAGATCCATTGGGCCTAAAGGCTGGGACGAACACTTACACTTACGTCCGAGGGAATCCTCTTAGATACATCGATCCTCTGGGGCTAGAGACGACGGTCATCATCAACGGTAATACTTCCATCATTGGAGCGCATGCTGGCTTGTATCTGGGGCATGGCGTTTTGGATGGAATTTCCGCGGGCCCAGAGATATACGATCCCTCTGGCTCGTATTTGAACAATACCCGAGGCGAGGGCGGCACCTTCTACGATCAAGACGCGAGCCTGGCCAACTATCTGGCATTTCAGTTGGCTGATGGGAGCAACGTCCAAATCTATTCATTCAACACGACCCCCGCCGAAGAGGAGGAGATTGCCAAGCGTGCGGAGGCAATGGGTGATCCGCGAGGTCTGAATTGCGCGTCCTCGGTCTCGCACGTGTTGAATGGCATCGGGCCCTTCAGGAATCTAGGTACGTTCCGTACTCCCAGCGGCCTTGGCGCTGCACTCAAATCGCTGTCGGGAGGTCACTGATGGAGCTTCACATCAAAGGTAGGATTTTGTTCGTGGTCTTCGCTCTTGCGGTGTACTTGCTGCTGGGTCTGGCTGCATCTTCATTGATACACCCATATTTCAGGGACTTCGCCTTCTACGCGGTAGAGATTCTTTTTGCCGCTTTTCTGCTGTTCTTTTCCGCAGGGATACTGCAGGAAGCTAGGCTTCACATCTTGCTTATTTCGACGTGCGGCGCGGGCTATTTGGTGGGCGCGGCGTCCTATCTGATCAAATGGATCTTTCTAGACCACCGTGCGGTATCCATTGATCATCTGTCTCAGATTAAGAATAGTGTCCTTCAGGGGGATCTTTGGCTCACCGCTGTCTTTACCTATTGCTGGTTGCTCCTGCCGCCGGCTGTGCTCTGCGGCAAATGGATGGCGAATCGCTTGGGGCCAACTGTTGCTGAACGCGGGAGGCTGAAATCGCCCCTTTCGTTGTGACTTAGGGAATTGCTCAGGCCGTGTAGTGGTCAACCCACTTTGGACTGGTACGCCCCCGATTCCGTAGACATCTGATAGTGTCTCTTGAGGATCGGAGGATTTATGACCAGCAAGCGAGCCGTTCAACAGCGCGCTGGAAAGCTTGCCTCTTTCCGTATTTGTAATGGCTGATATATCTAAGTAATTGAGTTTGAAATATTTTCTATGGCGTGGGTATGGTGTGGTTTGTCGATTAACGAAAGACAGTATGTAAGGCATATGCGGCTCATCAGGATCAATAAAAAAAGCCGGCATCTTGCGATGCCGGCTTTTTTTGCTTCATTGGTGGAGGTGGCGGGAGTCGAACCCGCACGCATTGGCTTAAGACTGCGCCTTCCCAGCGGTTGGTTGACCAGAAGTGGACCAAAGGGCAGCAACCTTCTGGCCGGCGTCGGGCGCGACCGACGGAATCCACCGCCCATAGGTGCGGACGATCATCGTCCAGTCCTTGTGCCCCATCATCGACGCCACCCACACCGGATTCTCGCCCGCACTGAGCAACGTCGAAGCGAAGGTATGGCGCATCTGGTAGGGATAGCGATAGCGCACACCGGCCGCCTTCAGCGCTGGCTGCCACGCCGTCTTGCGGATCGGACCATCGTGCTCCCACGGCTCGCCCGTGCGCGGGTTGAGGAACACCTCTGCGCCGGCGAGCTGGGTGTGCTGACGCTGGGCCAAGACAGCGTTCAGTGCCGGCTCCAGCAGAGGCACAGTACGGCGCCCGGCCTTGGTCTTCGGGGCCTTCACCTGTTTGCGCACTTTGGCCCGCCGGACCGATATCGTGCCGTTGACCAGGTCGACATCCTCCCACCGGAGAGCGATCAGCTCACTGGTTCGAAGGCCGGTCCAGAATCCGAACTCGAAGAGGTTCCGCACCTGTCCACTGGCGGCATCGAGGATGGCATTGACCTCAGCCGGCGTGAACGGGTCGACGTCATCCGACTCCTTCGGCGGCTCGATCTTCCGAGGCGTCCAGCCAATGAAGGGGTTGGCGGTGATCTGCTCATCCTCCATCGCCTGGGAGTAAAGGCCGCGCAGCGGCAGAAGCAGGTTTCGGATCCGCTTGAGGCCACAGGTCTGCGCCGCCACCCATTCCTTCAGGTCGCCCCTGGTCAGCTCGGTGAGGCGCTTGGCGCCGAAGGCTGGAATCCAGACGTTTTGGATAGCCAAGTCGTAGTCGTGGAAGGTGGAGTGCTGAATCTGGCCCTTCATGCCCTTCAGCCACTGCTCCAGAGCCTTGCCGATAGTCACGGCCGCGCCGGGCGTGCGGCTGAGCATGGTCGCGCGCTTGCTATCGGGGAAGAACTTCGCGTAGTCGAAGGTGCCGCGGGCGATTTCGGCTTGGATCTGGGCTCGTAGATTGGCTGCAAACTTCTGGTTGGCAGCCGTGGGGACCAACTTCAGCCGTTCGCGGCAGCGAACTCCGCGGTAGTAGAAGTCAATCGTTATGCTGCGCTGCGTTGCAGCTCGAACACCTGCTTGCCTTCCACCCATTTCCCATATCCTTCAGTGTCGATCAGGACCCGTCCGTCGGGGGCCTTTTTCCAGACGACGCCCTCCAACCATACGCCGGTCTTGATCTTGGCGCGCACGGCATCCTCGGTGTACCCCGACTCCTCGGCGAACTTGCCTATGGTCAGGTAGCGAATCATAGGCTTACATGACCTCCTTGCCGCCGCCCTGCGCCGGCGCGACGATTGGCGCACTGAACAGGATTGGGGACTCACGCATGTCGTTGCCCATGCCAGTAGGAAATCTGTGGGTGTCCATCGTGACGCTTCCAGTTTCGCGTCAGAACGATGAGTGGTACGGGCGATGGTTCATCTACGACCGCCGTCCCGATTTGGAGACGAACGCCGAGGCGAAGCCGCTCTCCAATGGGGTGACGGCGAATTTCCCCGACGAACGCCAGGCTGAGAAGGCTGCGAAGCTCCAGGGCAGGCGCCAGGCGCTGGCCATGCAGCAATGACCCAGCGCTGCGGCGCTGGAGCCCGTGGGATATCCTTTGGCAATCCATCAGGATGGGGGATTCACGCATGGCTGATCCAATTGTGATTCTTGGGCACTACCAGGCCGGGTACCAGTGGAACATCAGCGGCGACCATGTGGTCTGGCAGGCGGCGATCCATAAAGGTGGCGCGTTGGTTGGAACGCGCGGCGGACGTATCCATGATGCGCAAGGTCCGGAGCACATCACCGAAGAGGGCGTTCGTATGGCGGTGCTCGACGCCGTGAAGATGTTCGCCGAGGAATCGGGCGACGACGAAGACGATTTGATCACCGGCTTTAAGGACGCCTGATATTTGAAAGGGGGAATCAGGCATGGATGAGTACCCGATAGTCGGCAAGCTTTGCTCGTGGCCGACGGTAGTGGGGTTTCTGGCGGGGATGGCTGTGGTGATCTTTGTCGTTTACCCGCCGCATGTAGGGTGGGGTGACGGCATGAAGTGGGGCGACGTCGCCACCTGGGCGGGTGCGTTTATGTCGGGAGGCGCGGCAATTGCAGCTTGGTATGCCGCGAGATCCGCCCTGAAGATTGCTAGAGAAGATCGAGCTGAACGAGTTCGCGAAGCCGTGCAATTCAAGCGGTCTATGCTCGAAGCGATGGGTGTGGCTTTGCTTTTCGATGTACGGGCGTTGTTGGTATTCGTTGATGGTCAGCTTCAACTGTTGGCTGGCAAAGTTGTCGAAGGCAGGACGCTTCGCAACGGCCAAGACTTGAGAGCTTGGTGCTTGGATGTGGCTTCCATGCCTAGCCCGTCTTTCGACAAGTTCGCCGATACAATTCACCAAATTGGCCCCAACGCCCGCGCCATGATCCATATCTATGGCGAGATCATCCGAATTCGGGCATACGCTCGCGGCTTTGACGAAAGTCACATGTCCGTCAAGAATTATGGGGACTTCAATAGCAAGGTCGGCGAGTCGCTCAAGACTTTGATGGCGAACCTTTGGCAAGGGCATGACTTGCTTGCCGAGTTTCTTCCGCCGGGTACACCGGACATTCCGGTTGCGCGGCGCACATAGTTCTGGCTGCTCCATCTTGGCGGTCATTTGAGTAGTGCCTCCGCGACAAAGTCCATCAGCTCTCGCTGGCTGAGCTGGAACCGGTCGAAATCCTGATGGAAGTGATGCCCCTTGGCGATGATTCTGTTGGCGTGGATCGAGGTTTCCTCGGTCTTCGTCATCAGCGTGATGACGACGCCGTCGACCGGCGTGTGGTGATACGCCCCAGGCTGCATGATGTATTCGCAGCCCGCTTCGATGCGCTCGGCGGCGTGCTCGTACACGTTGCACTGCGCGACCACGCAGGACTCGCGGCCGCCCAACGCGCTCCTGGGACCGTTGTGGGAGATCACCTCGTGCGTGCCCTCGCGCACCAGCTCGATGTCGACCCGCACGTTCACCAGGGTGCCCTTGAGCACGCGGCTGATGAATCCAAAGCGGTGATTGTGGATCGCGGAGTGCACGTACCAGTCGCGGCGCGGCAGGTCCGGGTGCCACACATGAAGGCGGCGATTCGCCGGCAGCACCACCTGGATAAAGCCAAGGCCGTGCAGGCTAACGGTTTCCTTGGTGGGGGTGAAGTCTCTCAGCAAGCGCACAGTCATGACTGCACCTCTTCGACGTCAGGCGGCGGGATGCAGTCCTCGAAGCACGGACCCTCTTTGAAGCAGTCCCGAAAGCCGGGGCCACCCGGATCGCCATAGTCCATCTCGCCGCAGAGGCCGCAGACGTAGACCTGCTGGCTGTTGTCGCCGCTGCGCGGACATGGACGGGCGCAATCGTGGTCCACCCATTCGTGCCCGTTGACGCTGCACGAAGGCACGTAGACAAGCTGCGTCGCTTCCTTGATGAGGTCTTGCAACGGCAGGTCCATCACAGACCGCTCCGTGCGAGCGCGCCCTGAACTGCCACGATGACCTTGGCCAGGTACCTCTCTTCGTCGGGACGGGCGCGCTTGCTCAGCGCTGGATACTGCCGATTGAGGAAGCAACCCAGCAGGTACTCGACGTGGCCAGTCATCACGAACTGCGCCACGGTGTTGGCGCCCATCGCGCCCCAGCCAGTGGTCCAGGCGCAGCCATAGCAGGTGATGGTGATCGTGCCGCGCCCGGGGGCGTAGTCGCGCAGGTAGACGGTGATCGGGTCCAGTCCAGCGGCGCGCACGATCAGCTGTTCGGTCTGCTGGCGCTCGATCGTCAGGGAAGAATCAGCCATGGTCGGCCTCCGGGTGCGTGCCCAGGGCATCGCGAACCTGTCGCGCACGGTGTCTGGCCTGCGTCGGGGAATCGCCATAGACGCGGGCGAAGATCTCGTCCCGGGTCGGCCCAGTACGCAACTGCACCCACCACGCGCCGAGCCCGGGATAGGTGTCCTGATTCATGGTCGAAAGCCCACCAACGAAGACATCGGCCGGGTGTTGCTCGGCGGGGTATTCGACATCAGCGTCATCGTCGCGCGGCTTGGAATCTTCGTCCTCATCGCCGAGGTAGATCACGCCTTCCTCTGGGCAATTGAGGTCGTAGATGTACAGGCCTGCTGGAGACGGCGAGCCGTCTTCGGCGAACATGCCTTCCTCGCAGCGGGTCAGCACGTAGGTGGTGGCTTCGCCGCCGAAGTAGTCGAGGAGGTTCTGCGCCTGGTTTGCGGTGATGTGCGCCAGATAGGTCGTGCGCGGAACGGGCTGATCGGGGTGGGCGAGCTTATGGCGGACGATCTCCAGGCAGTGCTCGTAGGCCTTGAGCATGCCCTCCTTGTATTCCGTGGGGCGCTTGTCGTGATCAATGCCGGTGCCGCTGGCATTTCGGCCGATGCTGTCGGCGATGGAGCGCAGCGAGGGAATCCACTCCCTGCGCGTACGATCCACAAGCGCATCAATGGCGGCGCCGTAATCGCCGCTGCTGGGATCGATGCCGTTCCGCTTCAGGGCGGTGACGACCTGGTCGACAGCGATGCCCAGTCCTTCGTTGATGGCGGATTCACTCACTGACTTGCTCCTTGGCGTCCGCCTTCCGGAGGAAGCGGCGGCGGCGAGCCTCCGTCTTTCCCTGGGCGGCGGAGATTTCGCGCTGGGCGCGGAAGATGGCGTCTTTGACGTTGGGCGGCAGGCGGCCGTCCTCGGCGTGCTGCATGGCCCGCTCCAGCAGGCGAGCGGCCTGCGTCATGTTGGAGTTGGCCTCGGAGCACTGGACGGCGCGGCCGCGCAGCTTTTCGGCGGCTTCGTTCATGGCGTCCCCTTGCTGGGCACGAAGTCCCGGCAGTAGTGGAGCGCCGCGGGGTACTGGCCGATCAGGCCGAGCTTGCAGCGCCCCATGCCGACCTCGGGGTTATTCGGGTTGGCCACGTGCAGGTTGCAGTCCAAGCAGCGCACGCGGGTTTCCACGATGCGCGGCGCCGGCGCGTCCTTGGGGTAGCCGTACCATTCGGGCGGAAGGCTGGGGCGATAGCTCGGCATGCTCAGGCCCTCGCGGTGCTGGGCTGGCTGGCGTTGGCCGGGAGGTCGGGATACGACCCCCAAGCCTTGTGCATTTCGCGCCACGGCGTGTCCGTGTAGCCGACGGCACCTTTCGACGCATAGCGGCGCAGCTGCCCGTCCTGCCACACCTCACGGCGGCCGGTGGCTGCGTTGTCGAAGATCCCGTCGAACAAGTCGGCCGTGGTCATGGCGGTGGCTCAGGCCGAAGCCACTTCCGGCGTCTCGATGGCCGGCTTGTCTTCGGGCCGCAGCGCGACCGGGAAGTACGATTCGAGCGCTTCGCCACGGAACACCGGCATGATCATGCCAAGGCCCTTTTCGCCCGTGCGCATATGGGCGGTAAACAGCGTTGCCTGCTTTTCGGGCTCTTCGCAGACCTTGTGGAAGAACTCGATTTCGCCGGGCAGCTGCTTGGCCTGCAGCAGGTATTGCGCCGCCAAGGATCCCACGAGACCCTTGGCCCATTGCTCGGAACTGCCCATTACGGCGCCGATGTTCGGGAACCGGCCGTCAATCAGGCAATCGCCCGGCTCGACGTACAAAGCCACGCCCGTGTAGCCGTCGATGATCGTCGCCTGGCCGGCCTTGCCTTGACCACGCGTGATGACGATCTTGTTGCCCTTCTTGAGGAAGAACGCCGCGCGCTTCGAAAGCCGCAGGATCAGGTTCTCGCTCACAAAGCCGCTGCGGTCTTCCTCCACGTACAGCATGTGGCCGTTCGTGGCGGCGATGACCGGCCACTGACCCGGGATCAGGGCAACGCCGTTGAGGTAGTAGCGGATGTCCTGGTTTGCGGCGAATGGATAGACGCGTCCGACCGCCGCCGCGCTGATAATCGCGATCTGCTCCGGCGCTTTCACTTCCGGCGCGGCTTCTTCGGATTTCGGCTGGCGCTTGGTGCTGGTGCTCGACATCGGGACTCTCCTTGGAGCCTGCGCGGCGCATCGGCCGCAGTGATGGAACGAAGGAATCAGCGGCGCTTGTCGGGCGCCAAGAGGAAATCGGGGATGCCGCCGCGGCGCCGCAGGCTGGGCAAGCGCCACCAGGTGCGCCGCCGCGCAGCGTTGGGCGAGTCGCCCTGGACGAACTTGAGGACGCGGGCGGCGAGAGCGCCGCGGTCGCGCGCGGCGGGCGCCTTGACCCACTGGCGATCGGCGCCCGGCTCGTTGACGCCGCTGCGGCGCCAGTTCTCTTCCCTGGCGTACCAGGCGAGCGCGGATCGCATGGCAGCGTTCGCACGCTCCAGTTCGCGCAGCTTGTTCCGGAAGAACATCAGGCGTGCCCTCCGAAGGTCATGCACACCAGCAGGCCGAGCACCATCGCCAGGTCCATCAGGCAGGCCACCTTGGCCAGCTCCAACCAATCGGCACGCGTGGCCGGCTGAAGGTCGCGGGCGCCCATGGCCGGCCGCGGTTCGCGGTTACGCATGCGGTTGCTCCTGAGAAAAGGCGCCGGCCCCGGAGGACAAGGGGGTGGGTTCCTCACGCGTCGACAGGGGGTGCGACGCCGGGGCCGGCAAAACGGAAAGGGGGAGGCGGGCTTTGCGCACCACCAGCATCATCTGCAGGGTGGCCAGCTGCTGGTCCAGCAGCACCTGCTCAGCGGGCGTCAGCGACTCGTACCTCATGACGCGTACCGCGAGGCAATGACGATGTTGGCGATCAGCATCACGGCGGCGCCAGCACCAATGAGCACCACCAGCCAGAAAAGCAGGGGGGAGCCTTTCAGGGGTGTGCCGTCCTCGCCCGGGACAGGGACTGAGTGGGCGAGCTGGTGCTGGCGCCGCTTCACGTACAGCAGGTTCGCGGCGTGCGTGTGCGCTACTGCAGGTCGCTCAGTTCGCTCACCGGCACGTCGTACCCCTTCGCCTGCAGGCACGCCGGCACCGCCACCTTGGTGATGTACGCCTGGCGCTTCGCGTCGGGGATGTTCCGCGGCACGACCGTGCCGTATGTGCACTGCTCCGTGTCCCGCTCCAACTGCGACTTGGTCTGCAGGCTGGCGCAGGCGGTCATGGCCATGCTGGCGGCGAGCGCCGCGGCAATCGCGATCATCTTCATGATGGTGTTCTCCGGGTCGATTGGGCGCGGCGGCGGAATTGCCGGCCGCGCGGAAAAGGAAGAGGGGGGAGAGATTCACTGGGCGCCGTCCTGGGCTTCGGCGGCCTTCGCGGAGGCGATGGCGGCGCGACGGCGATGCGCGGCCTGGATCAGTGCGTCGCCGAAGGCGATGGCCTCGTCTTCGGTCATGGACATCATCAGCGGCCCGAAAGCCACATGAACCGGGCTCCGGGCCTCCACCAGGGTGCTGGTGAGGACTTGGAACTCGTTGCCCGCCCCCGCCGTGAGGGTGAAGGAGCTGCCTGCGGCGTCGCAGAACGCGAGACCTGAATGGCCAATTCTTATCGCATGGGCGTCCGGCTTGTCGTGCGCGTCTTTCGCATTTCCTACACAATCGCTTGTGTAGGGCGTGCAGCACTTGCTGGGCTTGATCGGCATGGCACACTCCCTCCTGGTCGGGAGGAAGACTAACCCGAAAATGGGTTGAAACAATCCGTTTTTGGGTTATCTGGCGCTCAGGCGTTTACGATGCATTCAGATTGAGCGGAGTCACAGGGAGAAGGCAGATGGATATTCGCAAGTCCTTGCAGCGAGCCGTCGCGTGCGGATTGCTTTTCGGGTTGGCGGCGACGCCGCTGGCCACCTTGGCCCAGGGCGGGAGTGGCTTGGGCGCTCGCTGGCCCAGCTTGCCGGACGTGAGCCGAGCAGCGGCCTTCCACGCCTATCGCTGGGATCAGTCCGGAGTTACGTATATCCAAATCAACGGCGCGGACGGCGCCCCACTGATGGCGCTAGCGACAGCAGCTGGTCAGGTGATGATCCTGCCGATTGGTGGGGCACCTGTTCGGGTGGTCCAGCCCTCCACGCCCCAGGCGCCCGCGCAGGGCGCCATCGTGTATACGGACGGATCGGTAGAGGTAAGTCAGGACGACGGCGGCTTCGCCATTCGTAATGCGCCGGCGGCAGCTGAGGCGCCTTGCAGCGATCCCGTGGAGTGCTCAAAGCCTTCCGCAGTCCGCCTGATGCAAAGTCAGCAGACGCCTGTCACGACGCTGCAGGCGCAGGACGTATGCAACGATCCGGTCGAATGCTCTAAGCCGTAAGGTGTTTTTATCCCGCCGAGCGCGTCGCCGCCGGCGGGATCTCTATCGCCTGTTCGCCCAAGTCGTAGATCAACGAACCAAAGGTGCGGTCCACCTCTCCGCCGCGCACTCTGAAATCGCCGCCGAATGCTTGGGCCATTCGTCTTAGGCCGCTGAACACCGGTTGATCTTGAACTTTGATCGGGGACTCAGTCTCGGCAAGCAGCGAGTGAAGGCGTACGAATATGCGCACTGCGATCCAGTGCCGTCCGTTCACTTGTCCGGTGCGAAGGCGCACCTGGGCGAACGACACGGAACCTGCTCGAAATGCGATGGCGAATGCCTCATGCGCCATTTGATAGGCGAATCGCTGAGTCTCTCGCGAGATATGCCTCATTGAGCACGACAGATCTAACTGCAGCGGAACGGCGTTCCTGCGAAGCGTCTTGATGGCAGGGCAGCAGAAGAGGGCTGTTCTAAGGCCGCCATCTACCAAGTGAGGTGGATCGAGCATCTCGCCTCGCTCTTTCAAAATCTGGCGGGCGAGGCTGAGCGTGCTCCACCGTACGCGCGACGCTTCTAGACGGTCGGCGTTGGGATCTCGCACTTCCTGCTCTGCCAACCTCAGCACCTCACGCAGCTGTTCAATCAGCACTTGCGAGTTTTGGCGGGCCGCCTCTGGAATTGCTCGCTGCGAGTGCGCTGTATCGCGCCATCGCTCGATCTCTGCGGCGTCGCGGGCGGAGCGTGCTCGTTGCCGCGAAGATATCGTTCCAACGAAGAGCGCGACCACGGCAATCACGGAGGCGAAGGCAAGAAGCTGCCAAACGTTGTGCTCCTTGATTCCTGAGGTCATGGTAAGGCCAAGCGCAACGTTCACCATGGCAACGCTAAAAATAGCGCCCTGCCAGCCGAATAGCACGGCGCAAAGGATTGGGGGGACCAACATTGAATAGCGAAGTTCCCAGAGCACCTCTTGAGTAGTGGCAAATTGTGCCGCGATAACCAAGGCAGCTACCGATAGTCCTGTCCAGACCAGCCAGACCTGGGATTTCCTGGCGTCCCTCTCCAGCGCCTTTAGGAATTCTGCCGGCGCTGGTCTGTAGTGAGATTTCAACCAGCCGGCGAGGGGAACGACCACCAAGGTCCCGCCTAGGACGCCCATGAAGTAGGCGCGGAACAAGCTCCAGCGGGAGTAATCCATCGCGGCAGGGGCGATATTCTGGGTCGAATAAATAGCGAGACCAGCGGCTGCAGCCACCGCCGCCGCAACTGCGATCATGACCAACAGCTTGATCGCCTGGCGCGCGTCGGTCGGCAGCATTGCCACGGCGGCTTGATGCGCAATGCCAGCGGTAAGAAGTGCGCCGATGCTTGGGAACGTCGACGCCGCGATGATCCAACCGATCGTGTAGGACGCCATCGGTTGAACAACTGGGGCCGCCGCGAAAGCCTGGGAAGCGAAGCCGAAGGTGACGGTCACGTCCGTGGCGACAAGCGTGGCCCACCTGCGCGGCGGCAATGCCAAAAATGCGGCAATGCGCACAGCCGCCGACAAATTCAGGTATGACGGCGTTTCCTTTAGCGCAGCGAAGATCAGAGCATATATCGCTCCAATGATCAGGCCGCGGGCAACCTCCCCTGGCTTACTCATGTCGTCCTTTGCTTCCCCCGGCCTAGGACCAGTTCCTTAAACGTCGCGCTCGATCGACATCTTGAAAAACGCTCTACCCAGAATGTGAAGGCTCCGAAGTTCTTCGGCGCCCTCCACAAGGATCCGGGTCGAGTGCTTCACCGTACCCTTGAATTCATAGCTATCGTCACCGAGGCGCGTTCCATAAAGGAAATCGACCTCATCACCCAACCGAAACGCATAAAACCCCGGGCCCATCTTGGGGACGTCGTTAACGCGGGTGTCGATCAGCACCAGGGATCCCATTCGAAATTCGTCGCGGACCTGGTCGTTGAGCACCGTTATGAAGCGCACATGCTCGCGATCAAGGCCTACGTGGCGATCGAACCACTCCCTGCGCACCTCGAATGAATCTTCGAACGGCGACACCGCGTCGAGCAAGCCGTCCCGAGGCGGCTTGAAGCCGTCGAGGATATCAATGCGAACTACGTCACGTTTTCCGCCCGATGCCTCGGCTTCTGAATTGCTTAGGTCTGTAAGCATTAAATCGAAGTAGTCGACCCGAAATTCCTGGGCGATCTTGACCACCGAACTCCACTTCGGATCGTAATCCTGGGTGGTGACCATGCGATTGATCGTCGTCTGGCCGATATGCACGCGCTTCGCCAGGTCGCCCTCGGAGAGCTTTGCACGCTGCCGCAGGTACTTCAGGTTTTTGCTGAAATAATTCATTTCTGGATTGTGGCCTGACCCGATATCGGGAAGGCGACGCTCCCAAGCGGCTCCCATGGCGTTAACCCGAAAATGGTTGACTTCATCATCCGAAAATGGATGATGGGCCGCTATGACGCCAACCGAAGCGGTTCTCATCCTAGTTTCCCGCGGCCTTTCCGAGGCGGCTGTGGCCGCCGCAGTGAGATCCAGGGGAGGCAGGGCAAGCCAGTCCCAAGTCAACCGGATCAAGCAGGGGTTCGGCTGCGGCCATGCTCTGGGCGAGGTGCTCATTGGCCTTGCCCAGGCCGATCCGCCCAAGGCATCGGCGCTTTCCAGCGCCAGTGACAGCTGACGTGGACATGTCGGTTTCCATCTTCTCGTCCTGCAGTGAGTGGGCTTCCATTGCCGCCACGGTAGCTGCCGGCTCTGCGGCCTTCCACGTGCGAATGGTGGCGCCGTGAACGTAGTAGACGCCGCCCACAAGACGGCCCACGGCTGCGTGGGCGGGTGCGACGCGCTGGCCGTGCGCATGGACATGAAGCCCGGCGTCTTGCGCAACAAGGTGAACCCGAACAATGGCACGCACCACCTGACGCTGGCCGAGGCCGACGAGATGATGGGGCTGACCGGGGACCACCGGATACTGCAGGCGCTGGCCGCGGAGCACGGCTACGCACTGGTGCGCACGGAGCTTCCCGATGTAGACGGCTCGCTGATGTCCAGCGTGCTTGCGTTCCTGGGCGCGAGCGGCGCGATGTCGACTGCGCTCAACGGGGTGCTGGCGAAAGGGCAGATCACGAAGAACGCCAGCCGAGAGATCGAGGCGCACTGCGCCGACGTGCAGGCCGCGCTGCTCAAGATGGCGCAGCTGGCCACGCGCAAGACCTCCAGCAAGGAGGGCGGCTGATGAAGTCGCTCAAGGCCCTGGGCCAGCTTGGCGAGAGGGAAGCGGCGCGCGCGGCGATGGCCGGCCAGGACAGCACGGCTGCCGACCTGGTCGTAGGGCTTCTGACGGCCGCGCCGGCGCTGCGGAACCCGATGCCGCTCGGTGAACCCACGTGGGTAGGTATCGACCCGGCGGGGCCGGATGGCGAGGTGAAAACGCCATGAGCACGCTGATGATGGCGCAGTGCTGGCCGCTCAAGATGCCGCCCACGCCCAAAGCGATCTTGATCTCCTTGGCCGACAACGCCAACGATCAGGGCTACTGCTGGCCGTCGATCGCGACGGTTTGCGTCCGGACGTGTTTCAGCAAGCGCGCTGTGATCGATGCGATCGCCTGGTTGGAGAGCACCGGTGCGCTGGAGGCAGATCGCACGAACGGGCGCCATACCACCTACGTCGTTACCCCTTCGAAGTACGTTGAACCGGTGCAGCAGGTGCACCGGTGCGGGAAAAGCACCGGTGCACCTCCCGCATCGGAACCGGTGCAGCAGCCGCACCAACCGGTGCATCTCCTGCACCAACCGGTGCAGCAGCCGCACACTAACCGTCAAGAACCGTCATTAACCGTCAGCAAGAGCAACCGTCAGAGGAAGCGCGCACCCGCCGCGGACATCGTCGTCGAGTTGCCGCCCTGGCTGGATCCGCCGTTGTGGGAATCCTGGGTCAGGGATCGGAGGGAGCGCGGCCATCCGCTGACGCAAGGCGCAGCCGATCTGTCCCTTGCCTCGCTGGCCAGGCTGCGCGCCGAGGGCTGGCCGCCCAAGGTCGTGATCGAAAACGCCATCGAGCTTGGATGGCGCGGACTGTACGCACCCAAAAACGTCCCCCAGGGAGGCACCCATGCAACGCGTCCATCTGGCAGCAGCGGAGGGGTTGGCGACGATGTCCAGCGCGCCATCGACCAACGGAACGCGCGCGCCGCTGACGAGCAGCGAGGCGTCGTCATCGAAGCCGCGCACGCCCCAGGCGCTGCTCGATAGGTTCTGGCTCAAGATGGCCCACATGTTCGGCAACACGTGGGTGCGCCAGTACGGCGTCGACCCGGCCGGCAGTGCGGCGGACACCTGGTCCAGCGCACTCGCCGGGCTGCTGCCGGAACAGATCGCAGTCGGCCTGCAGGCGACGCTGGCGTTGGGGCTCGAATGGCCGCCGTCCGCGCCGCGCTTCCGTGCGATGTGCATGGGCATCCCCAGCCTGGCCGCCGTGCGCCACGAGATGGTGCACCCCGGCGAAGAGCGGTCACCCTTCATGCGGCAGTTCTGGAGCTTCCTCAACACCGCTGAGTACCAGTCCGGGGATGAGTACCGCTGCGAACGCGCGGTGACCGAGGCGTACGAGCTGACCTGCGACTATGTGATGCGCGGCAAGCAGCTGCCGCCGGCCATGTCCGTGATGCTGGAACGGCAGAAGCCGATCAAGCCGAAGCGAGCCAGCGAAGAGACGGCGCGCGCCGCGCTGGCCAACCTGGCTGCGATGCTCGCGATCCAGACACCGGCGCCGGACCAGCAGGTCACCGCATGAACCTCCGGATGCGCATCGTTGGCGCCCTGCAGCTCGGCTCGATTTCGGCCGGGCAGCTGGCGCTCATGCTCGACGCGAACCAGGGGAGCATCCGCCGCGAGCTGACTGTGCTGCGCGCCAGCGGTGTTGTCGCTCATCAGCCGGTAAGCGGTAAGGCGCGTTCGCGCGGCCAGGCCGGCACCTTCCAACTGGTCACTCCGGTGGCCACCAAGACTACTTTGCCCGGCGCATCGGTCGCCGCAAGGATGATGCATGTCGAATAGCTGGGTGCCCAGCCGCCACCAGTACCGCATGAACCAGCAGGCGAAACGGTCGCGCTGGCAGGTGTGCGATATCCACAACGTGAAGTACGAGGCGTATGGCCTGACCAGCGTGGGATTGAAGGGGCCGAAGCGCTGCCCCAGCTGCTGCGCGGAGGACCGCTGGTGGGCGCAAGCGGAGCAAGAGCTCGGCCATCCGGCCAACCTCGACAAGCGCGCGGTCTACCAGCGCGCCGCGGCGATCTCTGGTCTCTCCCTCTATCGGTACCTGCGCTATGCCCACTGACTTCGTGATCGGCATCGACCCCGGCTGCTCCGGCGCGATCGTCGTGCTGACAGGCGCGAAGCTTGAGCCGATTGAATGGCTGCGCATGCCTACGCTCAAGGTGGGCAGCGCAAGTCGCGTCAACAGCGCGGTGCTGGCGCGCTTCCTGGGCAACTACCCTGGCGCCCACGCCTTCCTCGAGCAGGTGCACTCCATGCCGGGGCAGGGCGTGTCCAGCGTGTTCGGCTTCGGGCATGCCACCGGCGTGGTCGACGGCGTGCTGGGTGCGCTCGCAATCCCCTACACCCTGGTCACGCCGCAGGCATGGAAGAAGCGCGCGGGCCTGATCGGTGAGGACAAGGACGCCGCGCGGTCGCGTGCCATCCAGCTCTGGCCTCGCTGGGAAGCGCTGGACAAGAAGGGCGCCGGGCAGGCGTTCGCCGACGCGGCGCTGATCGGGCTGCACGGGCGGCAGGTATGAGCCGATCGCGCGACCTGGACGATCGTTTGAAGCAGTGGGGCAACGAATATAGCCGCCGCGTGGTGCTGGGCAGCGGCGGTTCGTGGCTCGCATCGCTGATGCGGTGGCACGGACGCGCGCCGTCGGGCTTGGTGCCTGACGAGATGACCGGCACGGAGGCCGACGATGTGGAGCTGGCGGTGCAGATGCTGGAGCGGCAGCGCAATGGGCGGCAGATCGCCCTGATTCTGCGCGCGGAGTTCATGGACAACGAACCACGGGAGCGCCGCCTTCGCCGATTGCACGTCAGCACGGTGCGCTATAGCCAGCTGCTGCGCCTCGGCCGCATCCATGTGGCGGGCTGGCTTCGCCTTCCGTTCGATGAGCCGATGCCGCCGGAAGAACAGGTCGGCATGCTCGAATGCGTGACCTCGCTTGATTAATTAAATTTCCTGTCGAAAATGGGCAACGTGACATCGCGTGGATGAACGAAAGCCTGGGCCTACCGCCCGGGCTTTTTGCTTTTCTGGAGGCACGATGCAACTGCGAGCTGATGCCAGTACCCGCACCGGTTGGGTGCTACGTGACCCCGAAACGCTGGAGTTCTGTTCGGCCACGCTGTGCGAGTCCGAGGCGGAAGCGCAGGCGTTGCTCGATGCCCAGCACAACATCCTTCCGGAAGCTCGGACCACCGAGCTTGTCCGGGTCGCGATCATCATTACCGCGGTGCCCGTAGGTCGATAACCAGGAAGTGGCAATCCGCTGAGCGGACCCTGGCATCTGGCGCGGTAATCCCATTCCCCGCATTGGCGGGGTTTTTCGTTTCTGGAGCACGTCATGCCGAGCGCGGCAAATTTCAGCATCAGCCAGAACGGCATCGAAATGATCGCTGGCTTCGAAGGCTACAGCGCCACGGCTTATCCCGACCCAGGAACGGGCGGCGCGCCGTGGACCATCGGCTATGGCCACACCAAGGGCGTGCAGCCGGGGCAGACCATCACCCGCGCGCAGGCGGAGCAGTTCCTCAAGGAAGACCTGGCGTGGGCGGAAGCGGCGGTGCGCCTCAATGTGCGTGTACCGGTCTCCCAGAACCAATTCGATGCCCTGGTGAGCCTTACGTACAACGTCGGTCCGCGCGGCTATCCCGGCCTGCTGTCCGCACTGAATGCAGGCGACTACGCCGGCGCGCAGGGGCGATTCGGCGACTACGTTTATGCCGCCGGGCGCGTACTGCAGGGGCTCGTGAACCGCCGTGCAGAAGAGGCGGACCTATTCAGTCGCCGCTCGTGACGGCTCAATCAGCACAGGGAGCGCGGCATGCTCGGTGACAACGATCCGCAGAAGCCGAGCCAGCTGATCGATGTGGCTGCGTGGTTGCAGGGTGTGGCCTATCTGCTGCTGGCGTCCTTCGCTGGCGCGCTAGGTCACATCTTCGCGCGCATGGACGCCGGCAAGCCGGTGCGCCTGCGGGAAACGGTAGTCCAGGCCCTCGGTGCAGGCCTGGTTGGACTGTTCGCCATGTGGATGTGCCAGGCGAGCAACTGGAGTCAACCGATGACGGCGGTAACTGTCGGCGTAAGCGGTTGGCTGGGCGCTTCGGCGAGCATCCAGATGCTGCAGCGTTTTATCTGGGGGCGGCTGGGCTTGAACAGGAATCCGGACGATGACCCTTCTAAGTAACGCGTTCGCCGCGGTGAAGGCGGCTGGATCGACGGTTGGCACGACGGCGTGGTCGCGGATCACCGGCAAGGCGCGGCTGATCATCGAATACGCGCTGATCGCAGTCGTGGTTTCGCTCGCGGGATTCACGTTGGCGATCTGGTTGCAGCGGCGCGAGCTGGCGCAACAGGTCACCAAACTGAGCGGCACCGTCGGCACGCTTAGCGGCACGGTGACGGAGCAGGCTGACGTGAATCGTCAGCAGGATGCGGCTCTGACTGAGCTGCGCCGCCTGCGCGACGTCGACAACCAGGCGCTGACCTCGCTGCATGGCGAACTGAACAAAGCTGGCGAGAAGGGCGAAAGCCTGCGCCGGCGCATTGCCGAGCTGGAGAAGAACAATGCTGATGCGCGCGCGCTGCTGGACACTCCTGTCCCTGCTGAGCTTGGCTGCTTGCTCGACGGTCGGCCCTGCCAAGGTGCCGGTGGTCATGACGGAAACCAAAGTCGTCCCCCAGCGCCCACCTGATGGCCTGCTGGCGCTGTGCGACGCACCGGCTTATGTCCAGACCAAGCTGGTCCGGGACATGAAAGACAACTGGATAAGCGCCGACACGGCGTACAACACCTGCGCCGCGCGGATGCGCTGCCTGGCCTGGTGGATCACCACCGCCAACCACGAGAAGCCAGCGGCCGAGTGCAAGCAGCTGCAGGCCGCCGCGCCTCGCAATGAGGGTTGACCATGGAATATCTACGCATCGTCCCGGGCAAGTACGCCGATGGGACCGCATCGATTGTGTGCCAAGGCACCAAGGTGCTGATGCCCGATGGCCAGGAAGTGCCTGCCATCCGGCGCATCGTCCTTGTCGGCGAGGTGGATAACGTCTGGTCAGCCACCATCGAATGCGTGGTGCGTGGACCGGATATCACCGCGCTCAACGACACCGAGCGGAAGTGGGCGAAGCCACGGTCCAGGCTGCATTACTGGCTGGCGCGCCTGCTGGACAAGGTGCCGTGAGCTTCGATCCCGAAGCGCTGGCGCGTGAGTGGGAAGCCAAGGCCAAGTTCTGGGACAGCCAGGCTAAACGCATGAACCGCGGTCGATGCCATGAAGGCGATCGCAACCTCCGAATCGGAATGGCGGCGGCAGCGCGCATGTGCGCGGACCAACTGCGTGCGGCTCAGGAAGGAATGGTCAGCGATGAGCAACGAGACGAATCGGCAGGCTGATAGTGGGATCACGGATGCGGATTCGATAGTCGCGCTGGCTTCGATGATGCGCGACGTCATGGCCGGCATGGTGGCACTGGCCGAGGCAGTGCAGGCGCAGGCTGTAGCGCTGCATGCACTCGCCGATGCCATTGCCGCGCCGGTCGAAGACCAACCCGAAGTGGACAACCGGCCGCGTTACATGGACGGCTCGCTGATCGAAGACTGATGCCTGCCAAGCCACCGACGTTCCGTGTCCGCCGTCCTGTGACACCCGTGCACTACGTGACTCACAGCCCAGTGCTGTCGCCCGATTCACCGGTGGAGCGATGGGGACAAGGACGCGGCGGCAGGCCATGGCGGCGACTGCGCATCGAGGTGTTCGAGCGCGACCTGTACACCTGCCAGCTGTGCGGTCGAGTAGGGCGCGAGCACGAGCTGGACGCCGACCACGTCAAGCCAGTGTCGGAAGGCGGCACGGACGACCTGAACAACCTGCAGACCCTGTGCCGCACGCCATGCCACCGCGACAAGACGGCGCGCGAAGCGGCCCGAGCCGCAAATGTTAAGCGAACCTGAATCACATTCAGATTGTCTTAACAAACGGCGATTGTTAAGTGATTCTGAACGCCGTTCAGTTTCATTTAACAACCGGGGGGATCAAAAGTTGGGAGGGCAACCACCCCGGACACCGGGCGCCCAGCCTTTTTTTTGCACCGTCACATCAGAAAAACGGTTTTTGCGATGCCCACTCCCCGGAAGCCCCACAACCTGAAGGTGATCGGCGGCACCGACCGTGCTGACCGCCTCGTGCGCGACGCGGTGGAAATGCCGCTGATCGACATCGCGCCGCTGCCGCCCGAATGGCTCCCCAACATCCACGCGCAGAAGGAATGGGAGCGCCTGTCCGCGATCTTGCTGGCGAACCGACTGCTTACCGAGGTGAGCCTCGGTCCTCTCGGTGTGCTCTGCGCACTCCACGGCCAGATCGTCCAGCAGTACGCCGCCGGCGTCGCACCGACCGGCCACATGTTGGCGCAGTACCGAAACATGGTGAACGACTTCGGCATGACGCCCGTTGCGCAAGGCAAGGTGAGGCAGCTTGGCGAAAAACCGAAAGCCAACCAGTTCGCGCGCAACGGCGCCAAAGCGAAGGGAGGGTGATTACGTTGGCATAGCCATCGACTATGCCAACGAAGTCCTCGCCGACAAGAAGCGAGAGCGCCATGGACTGCTGATCCAGCAGGCGGCTAAGCGCTTCCTCGCGGACCTCAAGCGCGCCAAGACGAAGCGGCCGCCTTTCATCTTCGATGAGTGGCAAGCGAACGACCCGTGCGACTTCATCGAAAAGCTGCCGCACATCGAGGGCGTGTGGGAAACGCCAACGATCCAGTTGCACCGGTCGCATGTCTTTTTCGTCGTGCAGCTGTTCGGGTTCCGCAACCATGACGGTACGCGGCGCTTCACGTCGGCGCTGTTCGCCGTGGCGCGCAAGAACGCGAAGTCGACCCTGGCCGCGGCCATCCTGTTGTATTGCTTCTGCTGCGAGGATGAGCCAGGCGCCCAGGTGATCACCGCGGCGACGACGTATAGCCAGGCCGCGATCATCCTTAAGCTGGCGCAGGCCATGGTGCAGAAGACGCCGGACCTGCGCGACTATTTCGGCCTGGGTGTGTGGGCCAAGGCCATCAGCCGGATGGAAATCTCCGGCTCGTTCAAGGCACTGCATGCTAAGGCCAGTACGCAGGACGGCTTGAACCCATCGCACGTCGGTCTAGATGAGATCCACGCGCATAAGACTCCCGATTTGCTCAACGTGCTGCAGTCCGCGGCTGGCGCGCGGCGCGCGGCATTGTTCCTTTTCACTACCACCGAGGGCTATCTCAACCCTGGCCCGTGGGAAGACCTGCGCAAGTTTGCGAAAGACTTGCTCAAGGGCGTGTTCGGTCAGGAGGCCGATCACTTCCTCGCCGTGTTCTTCGCGGTGGACGACAAGGACGAAGATCACGACGAGAAGGCTTGGCGCAAAGCTAACCCGCTGCATGACGCAAATCCGAATCTGATTCCAGCCATCCGCAAGGAATGGGTGGAAGCGAAGCGGATGCCGTCGAAGCTGTCCGAGTTTCGGATCAAGCGGCTCAACCGTCCGGCGTCCACCGCATCAGGTTGGATCGACCTGACGAAATGGCGGCGCTGCGGCGGAAAGGTCGACCTGGATTGGTTGGCCGGACATCCCTGCTGGGGTGGCCTCGACCTGTCCAGCACGATGGATATCACCGCCTTCCGCCTCGTGTGGCTGGTAGACGGCGTGTACTACACCTATGGGTGGCGCTGGGTTCCCGAAGATCAGGTCAAGGTGCGCACGGAGCGCGCTACGGTGCCCTATGCCTCCTGGGTGGAACAGGGCCTGCTCAAGCAGACGCCGGGCGATGTCGTTGATTACGCCGTTGTAGAGGCCGACATCGTGGCTGCGTGGGAGCGGTTCCAGCCGCTCGCCATCGGCTACGACTCTTGGAACGCCGCGGACCTGGTCAATCGCCTGGTCACGCAAGGTTTGCCGATGGTGCAGTTCATCCAGGGCACAAAGAGCTACCAGCCCGCGATGCAGGCGGTGGAGATTGCCTACGTGGGCGGGAAGCTGGTGCACGGCGGCGATCCGCTGCTCACGTGGAACGCCTCGAACGTTGTGGCGCGTAAGGACAGCAACCTCAATCAGGCGCCGGACAAGAAGCGGTCGCCCGACAAGATTGACGACATGGCGGCGCTGTTCATGGCTGTCGGCGTGTCGCTGGGCCCGGCCGAAGAGCCGGACGTGCATGAACAGGGCTTTGTGGTGATCGACTGATGATGAACTGGCTACGCCGCAATGTGGAGCCGGCGCGCGATCGCGTGGAGCCGGTTATTGGGAACATGGCCGACGTCGGCGACGTCGTGGTCAGTTCCGACCGCGAGGGCATGCTCCGGTTGTTCATGGACATGCCGACCGACGCCGGCGCGGTCGTCACCAGCGCGACCGCCATGCGCGTGTCTGCCGTCTATGCCTGCGTGCGGTTGATCGCTGGCGCGATTGGCAGCTTGCCGGTGGACATATTCCGTAGGGATGCCGACGGCAATTCTATTCCTGTCCACAATCACGATTTGTGGTGGCTATTCAACGAGTCTGTAAGTCCGCAATTCACTTCCACGGCATTTATGGAGTTCATCGTCTCGCAGATGCTGCTGCGCGCCGATTCCTTCGCATACATCGTGCGTAATCCGCGCACGCTCGCGCCCGATTCGTTTCTCCCGCTCACCCGTGAGCAGGTATTCGTGGATCGCGTGGCGCCTAAGGATCCTCGCCAGCAGCCGCGGCTGGTGTACTACGTAAGCACCCCCGACGGATCGTTCGGCGTGGAGCAGGACGACATGCTCCATTTTCCGGGCCTTGGCTTCAATGGCATGACGTCGCTGTCGGTCATTCAGTGGGGCGCACGCAACGGCATCGGCATTGCCATGCGCGCTGACGAGTTCGCCGGTAAGTTCTTTTCGCAGGGGGCGCAGCCGCAGCACGCGATCACGACCGATAAGAAGATGGACGATAAGCAGCAGGAACAGCTGCGCGCTGCTTGGGTCGCGAAGTACACCGGAAGCGGTCCGAATGGCGTGCCGCTGGTGCTGACCGAGGGCATGCAAGTCAAGCAGCTGACGATGTCGGCCGTCGATGCCCAGCTGCTGGAATCGCGAAAGTGGCAGATCGAGGACATCGCGCGCGCCTTCGGCGTAGCGCCGCACATGATCGGCGTCACCGAGAAAGCCACGTCGTTCGGTAGCGGTCTGGAGCAGCTCGGCCAGGGCTTCATCAACTACACGCTTGCGCCGCACCTGGGAAGGATCGAGAACGAGTGCAACCGAAAGCTGTTCCGACGCGGTGGAACCTTCCTGCGCTGGAACGTCGACGGGCTGATGCGCGGCGATGCAACGGCGCGCGCGAACTACTACAAGGCGGCCCTCGGCGGCACACAGAACCCAGCGTGGATGGTCGCGAATGAAGTTCGCAAGATGGAAAAGCTGCCTCCGATAGAAGGCGGCGATGAGCTTGCGAAACCCCAGCCGAAAGGCCCCAACGATCCGCCCAATGGAGGCAGCAGTGAACAAGATCCACCTACTCCGGGCAAATAAGCCCGGCACCGCGACGCGCTGCGAACTGGTGCAGGGCGACGGCGAGGACACGCTTTACGTGTACGGCGTGATCGGGTCGGACTTCTGGGGCGACGGCGTTCCGGCTTCTGACTTCGTCAAGGCCGTCCGCCAGTCCACCGCGGCGCGCCTTAACGTCCGCATCAACTCCCCCGGCGGCGACGTCTTCGAGGGCGTCGCCATGGCGCAGGCTCTGCGCGACTTCAAGGGCGAGATCGTCGCCTACGTCGACGGCATGGCCGCCAGCGCCGCCACGTTTCTCACCAATGCTGCAAGCAAGACCCTGATGGCCAAGGGTTCGATGCTGATGGTGCACCAGGCGTGGACCGTCGCGATCGGCAACAGTACCGACCTCACCACGATGGCCGGCCTGCTGGAGAAGATCGACAACCAGATCGCCGAGCAGTACGCCGCGAAATCCGGTGTCAGCGTCGACCAGGCGAAGGCCTGGATGGCGGCTGAGACCTGGTTCACCGACACGGAAGCGGTTGCTTCCGGCCTGGCCGATGGCCTGCAGGGTGACGATGGCGAAGAAAAGGAAGGTGGCGACGGTTCTGCAGAAAACCGCGCCAAGCAATGGAACCTGGAAGGGCTTCCGTTCGCTCGCGTACCGAAACAGCTGTCTTCCGCCGCGGTCGCTCCTGCTCCGGCGCCCGCGCCTGCACCGGCCGCTGCACCTGCTCCGCCGCCGGCGGCGCAAGCCAGCCATGACCATGAACGTGCGAGCCGCCTGTTCCGGCTGCTCGAATCGACCACTGCGTAAGGTCTCCCCGCACGCAGCCAACCAAGCCGCCATCGGGCGGCTTTTTTTTGCCCAAAGGAAACTGAAATGCCTCAGCCGATCCTGGCCCTGCGGGAGCGCCGCAACGCGCTGGCCAACGAAGCCCGCACGCTTCTCGACAGCAACCCGGGCGACAAGTGGAAGCCCGAACACAACGAGCAGTTCGACAAGATCCACGACGAAATCGCCAGCATCGACGGCGAGATCAACCGCACGCAGAAGCAGCTGGACCTGGAAGCGGATAAGCACTTCCGCAACCTGGGAGTGCGCGAGACCAACGCCGACGGCAAGATCACGGCGGGCGCCACCATCAAGAAGTGGCTGCGCGGTGGCGACAAGGCGCTGAACGAGGACGAGTGGGCGGCCGTCAAGGATGTCATGGTGCCGCAGAACGACGGTTACCGGATCGTCCGCAATGACATGTCCGGCGACCCGGCCAACGGCTCCGCCGGCGGTTACACGGTTCCCACCGACCTGGTCAGCAGCATCACGGAAGCCCTCAAGGCCTTCGGCGGCATGCGCCAGGTCGCCACGGTGTTCCAGACCAGCGGCGGCAATCCGCTGAGCTTCCCGACGTCCGACGGCACCAGCGAGGAAGGCGAGATCGTCCCGGAGAACCAGCCCGCGAGCGACCAGGACGCGACGTTCGGCACCGTGGGTATTCCGGTCTACAAGTTCAGCTCGAAAGTCATCACGGTGCCGTTCGAGCTGCTGCAGGACACGGCCGTCGACCTGGAATCCTTCCTGGCCAAGCGCCTGGGCACGCGCCTGGGTCGCATCCAGAACCGCAAGTTCACGGTGGGCACCGGCGTCAACGAGCCGCGGGGCATCGTTGTGGCCGCCCCCGTCGGCAAGGTGGGCCTGACCGGCCAGTCCACCACCCTGATCTACGACGACTTTGTCGACCTGCAGCATTCGGTCGATCCGGCGTATCGCGAGGGTGGCAAGGCCAAGTTCATGTTCAACGACGGAACGCTGGGCAAGATCCGGAAGCTCAAGGACAACCAGCAGCGCCCGATCTTCATCCCCGGCTACTACGACAACGGCATTGCCGCCGGCATTCCGGACACCCTGGCCGGCAGCGGCTTCCAGATCAACCAGCAGATGCCGGACATGGCCGCGAACGCCAAGTCCATCCTCTTCGGCGATCTGAGCACCTACATGATCCGCGACGTGATGGGCTTCATCGTCTTCCGCTTCGCTGATTCGGCCTACACCAAGAAGGGCCAGGTTGGTTTTCTGGCCTGGATGCGCTCCGGCGGCAACCAGATCGACGTCGGCGGATCGGTGAAGGCGTACGTGAACTCGGCGACCTAAGCCGCGTTCGGCGACTCATGCAACAAGTTGCGCCGTGCGGGCTCTCCGCGCGGCGCTTATCTCTTTCCAATTCAGATGGGAGCTACGCCATGGCAATGGTTCGAGTGCTGCGCGATTTTCGCGGAGCGAAAGCGGGCGTGTTTGCGGATATCCGCGGCCAGGCCCTGAAAGACGGTCTCGCCGAGGGAGCGCTGGACGACAAGGCACAGTTCAAGAGCGTGCCCGACGCCGAGAAGCATCCGGCCGTGATCGGCGATGATGGCGCTCCGGCATCCAAGGATCCGCCCGCGCCTCCGGCCCCGCCGGAGAAGTAAGACATGTACCAGTTCATCGGCCCCCTGTTCGGACTGCCGACGCCGTCGTCGGTCCGCATGCCCTACAACGTGCGGAGCGTCGTTCTGGTCACGCCCCCTGCAGGGGAGCCGGTGACCATCGAGCTTGCGCGGAAGCAGCTGCGCTCGATCGGAACTGACGACGACGACCTGTTGGCACTGCAAATCGCTGCGGCTCGCGTGACGGTCGAGTCGGCGGCGAACCGCGCGCTGGTGCGGCAGACTTGGCGCGTCACCTACGATCGGTTCGAATCGCCACTGCGCCTTCCCGGCGGCGATGTGGCGGCGGTACACAGCGTCACCTACCTGGACACGGACGGTGTGCGCCAGACGCTTGATCCGGCGCTGTATGCGGCAGACACGGACAGCGTGCCCGGGCGCGTGGCGCACGCGCCGCGGAAGCCATGGCCATGCACCCAGGGCGTTCCCGGGGCGGTATCGGTTACCTACGACGTCGGCGCCGCACCTGCGATGGACGGTGATCCGGCCACGCCGGACTATGGCGCCAACGTGCATCCGGCGCTGCGCGCAGCGGTGCTCATGCTGGTGGCCGACCTTTACGAAAACAGCGAGTCGACCATGACCACCGGCGTAGCGATCGAGAACCCAGCCTTCGACCGCCTGATTTCGCTGGCGAAAGTGGTGACGCTGTGAGGTCCGGGCGCCTTCGCCAGCGGATGGCGCTGGAGCGGCCGGTGCGTGGCAAGAACACGACGAGCGGCGGCACCGTCGAAACGTGGACTCTGGTGCAAGACGGGATCCCCGTCGAGCTGGCCTCACTGAATGCGCGCGAGTTCATCGCGGCACAGTCCATGCAGTCGCAGATCACCGGCAAGGCGGTCATACGCTGGATGGATGGCGTGCAGGCCCAGATGCGCCTGCGCGATGAGCTGACCGGGAAGATCTACAACATCGCAGGCGTGCTCCCCGACACGAAGACGATGCGCCGCTATCTCACGCTGCTGGTCAGCGAGGGAGTCAACCGTGGCTGACGAACTGAAAATCACAGGCTTGGACGAAACGCTGGCGGCGCTGCGCGCGCTGCCGTCGGCGTTGGCTGGCCGCAATGGCGGCCCGATCCGCGCGGCGCTGTTCGCCGGGGCGAAGCCGTTCAAGGTGACGGCACAGGAGCGCGTGCGCGTTCGGACGGGTGATCTACGCGACAACATCGTCATTCGGCGCGATCGCAATCCTGCGGCGTCCGGAGCGACGGAGCGATACACCATCACCCTGCGCGGCAAGCGCCGGAAATATGCCAACACCAAGTTGAATCGCCGACTCCGGCGCGCGGGCAGTCGTTATGAGGATGTGTTGAACAAGAACAAGGCCCGATGGCTGGAGTTCGGCACATCCCGCATGCCAGCCTATCCGTTCATGCGCCCGGCCTTCGAGAGCAACAAGAGCGCCGCTGTGACGATCTTCGCCGAGACTCTGCGCAAGCGGGTTGACGCGACGGTCCAGCTGGCCAAACGCGGGGGCGCCGGATGATCACGCAGACCTTTCCCATCCTCTCCGGCGACGCCGCGGTGGTGGCGCTGGTCGGCGAAGGTATCTATCGCGTAGTGGCGCCGCAGGGAACGCCCGCGCCGTACATCGTGATTGGCGGCGTGGGCGTGGATCCGGTCGCCTATCTCAACCGCCGCCCGGATCTCGACTACGACCGCGCGCAGATCCATGCATGGGCGGATGACTTCGACACCGCGAACGCGATCTACATGGCGTGTCGCGATGCGCTCGACCCGTATGGCTACATGGCCGGCGGCTACATCGAGGATCAAGACCCGGACACGAAGTTGTTCCGCGTCGGCTGCGACTGGTCCTTCTGGGACGAACGCTAAACCACTTCCAAGGAGCCCGGTCGGCACGCCGGGCACCGGACAAGCCCGCCATAGCGCGGGCTTTTTTTGTGCCCGCCATCAACCCAAACCGAGGAAATCACCATGGGTAAGATCAAGACCCAGGGCACCGACGTCTTTGTCAGCCCGGACGCCGTCGCCGTCGACAAGATCGGCTGCGCCACTTCGATCAGCGGCCTCGCCGGCCCGCGCGACCAGGTCGATGTCACCTGCCTGAATTCCGTGGAACGCGAGTACGAGGGCGGCATGGCCACGCCTGGCCAGGTCACCATCGGCGGCATCTACGAGAGCACGGATGACCTGCTGCCCGAGCTCATCACGCTCAAGGAATCGGGCGATGTCGTGCAGTGGTACATCGGCGGGTCCGACGCCACCACGGCGCCGACCATCACCGCCACCGTGCTGACGCCGCCGACCACGCGCACCGGCATCAGCTTCAAGGGCTACCTGGCCGATTTCAGCTGGACCATGGAAGGCAACAACGTCTGGCGCTACGAGCTGGTGATCCAGCGTTCCGGCCCCTGGACGCTGACGCAGAAGGCGCCCTAAGCCTCCCAACGGTGGACCATTTCGTTTCGTCGCTGGCGCGCGGGAAACCCCTGCGTTTCTCACCGTGGCGCAGCTCGCGCGCCGGCGGCACCTACATCACGGTGCATACCCATGAATCAAGAGAAAAAGATCGAACTGGACGAGTTCGAGGCTCCCAACGGTTTCGAGCGCGAGATCACCATCAACGGAAAGTCCCGGACCTATTTCATCAGCGAGCTGTGCGACGCGGAATGCACGCGCGTGTTCAGCACCACCAACAGCAAGGGCGTGCGCGACCCCGAGAAGGCCGATTCGCTGGCCGCACGCGCGGTCTCCGCGTGCGTGCGGCGCCCCGACGGCTCGTCCATCACCTTCGCCGAGGCGAGGGCGATGCGGCGGCCGCTGCTGGACGCGCTGATCAAGGAAGTCCTGGACATCCATGGCTATGGCGCTGACCAGGCCGCGGTCATCGAGGAACAAGAAAAAAACTGAGGCGGGCCGGCGAGGACTTCTTCTGGCATGTCCTCGCCCTCCGCCTAGGCGCGACGGTGGCTGAACTGCGCCGTCGCATGACCCGGTCGGAGTTTCACAGCTGGATCGCCTTCGCCCGGGTGTACCCGATGGTGGAGGTGGCCGACGGGCCCTCGAACAACATGCACACCCTCGGCGGTGATGCGCCACCCGATGTTCCTGGTCTGGATGCGTCGATTGTCCAGGCCTTCGCCGCTTCCAGTCCCCGCCGGTGACCTATGACCAACAACGTCGGCACCGTCTCCATCGACCTGGAGGCGCGCATCGCCAAGCTGGAATCCGACCTGGGACGCGCTGCGCGCCTGGCCGAGCAGCGCGCGCGCGAGATCCGCCGGACGCTCACTACCATCGCCACGGCGATCGGTGGCGCGTTCAGCGTGGGCGCCGTCACGGAGTTCATCCGCAGCGCGCTGGACGTCCAGGACGAGATCAGCAAGCTGTCCCAGAAGGTCGGCGTCAGCACCGAGACCCTGTCCGGCTGGCGCTTGGCGGCCCAGCAGGCGGGCGTGGATGGCGAGGGCTTCTTCAAGGCCCAGGTGAAGCTGGAGCAGGCCGCCACGAAGGCCGCCGCCGGCAACCGCGAGCAGGTCGCGCAGTTCAAGGCACTGGGCATCTCCGTCACTGATGCCAGCGGCAAGATGAAGCCGATGGAGCAGCTGTTCGGTGAGGTCGCTGATCGCTTCTCGCAGATCAAGGACGGGGCGACGAAAACTGCGCTGGCCACGGATCTGTTCGGGAAGGCTGGCGCCCAGCTCATCCCGCTGCTCAATGGCGGCAAGGCCGGGCTGGACGACTACGTCAAGATGGCCAGGGACTTCGGCCTGATCGTCAGCAAGGATGCCGCGCCGACGGCGGAGCGCTTCAACGACGCACTGGAGCAGCTGTCGTTCGTCGGCAAGGGCGTCGGTAACCAGCTGGCCACCACGCTCGGGCCGGTGCTGGCGGACCTTGCCACCAAGGCGGCGACGTTCTTCCGCGGCGATCAGTGGAAGGCGGTGCTCGCCGATATCTCCGCCGCCGCCCAGGCGGTGGTGGACAACTTCCTGGCGATCATCGACGCGGTGAAGACGCTCGGCGAGATCGCCGCCACGGTCTATGCGCAGAACCTGCTTTTGAACGGAGCGCGTTGGATCGCCAGCCTCGGCGGCCAGCTGGCGGCGCTCAAGGCGCTGATCGTTGCGCAGTCGGAGTGGGGCGCGGCCACCGCGGCCAGCTTCAAGACCGCGACCAAGGAAGTCGGCGTCCTCGGTGTCGGCCTGAAACTGCTGGCCGCAGCCTTCGTCGGCTGGGAGATCGGCAGCTACCTGCGCGATCAGTTCCTCGAGGTGCGCCTGGCCGGCATCGCGCTGGTGGACGGCTTACTGACGGGCTGGGAGCGGATCAAGCAGGGCGCCATGATCGCCTGGGAGGCCATCAAGGCGGGCGCGGTCGGGTCGTTCAACACCATCCGCACCATGCTGGCGGACCTCGCCGGCAGCGAGGCGGACCTGCTACAGAAGCTTCCGTTCCAGGGCAGCCGCGTGGCTGACCTGCGCGATGTGGAGAAGCGCCTGCGCCCCGCGACGGCGGCGGCCGACGACTTCGCCGCGGCCGTGGCCAGGATCAACGCCGAGGCCGAGAAGAACATCAAGGCCATCCACGACAACACCACCGGCCTGGCCGACTACGAGATCGCCGCGGAGGCGGCGAAGAACAAGGCGGCCAAGCCGCTGCCGAAGATTCCGACCGTCGACAACCGCGAGGATCTGAGCGCGGGCTTTGCCGGCGTGCCGAAGACCAACGCCGCGCTGGAGAAGTTCAATCAGCTGGTGGAAGAGGCCTATGCGAAGAACATGGGCACGGACGACAAGGCCGTCGACAAGCGCGTGGAGGCGATCCGCAAGCTAGCCGAGGAAGGCGGCAAGGCAATCGCCGGCGGCGCCTCGCTGACCCAGGTCCAGAAGGATCTCGGCGCGGCCATCGACCAGACGAACCAGTACTACGACCGCCAGATCAGCCAGGCGCAGAAGGGAATCAACGAATACAAGGCGGCGATGGATCAGCGCCTGGCGACCGACAAGCAGGCGCTCGACCTGCAGGTGGCCAGCCTCGGGATGAGCGACCGCCAGATCGCGCTGGAACGTCAGCTGATCGATATCCACCGCGAGAGCGAGGCGGAGCTGGCCAAGCTCAACGACCCGAGCAATCGGGTCCAGATGACCCAGCAGGAATACGACCAAAAGCTGGCGCTCATCAAGAAGTACGAGGCGGACCGCACGCAGGCGGCGCTGGACGCCTCCGACACGATGCTCAAGGCCGAGCAGGACTGGAGCCGCGGCGCCCAGCGCGCTATGCGTAACTGGGCCGACCAGGCCGCCAACGTGTCGGGCCAGACCGAACAGCTGGTCACCGGCACGATCAACAGCTGGACCGACGCGCTGGTGGCGTTCGTCACCACCGGCAAGATCAGCTTCAAGAGCCTGGTCACGTCGTTCCTGGCTGACTTGGCCAAGATGGAGCTCCGCATCCTGGCATCGCAGGTGCTGCTGTCCATCTTCGGTGGTGGCGGCTTCGGTGGTACGAACGGGCAGGGTGGGCTCAGCTACAACAGCCAGGGTTTCGTCAGCCAGGTCAACGCGAAGGGCGGCGTGTACAGCTCGGCCAGCCTGTCGAAGTTCTCCGGCCAGGTGGTCAGCTCGCCCACCACGTTCGCGTTCGCCAAGGGCGCGGGCCTGATGGGCGAGGCGGGCCCGGAGGCGATCCTGCCGCTGCGGCGCGGTTCGGATGGCCGCCTGGGCATTACGGCCGGTGGTGGTGCTGCTGGCAACGGTGGCGTTGCCGTATACGTGAACGTGACGGTCAACAACGACGGCACGACCACCGAAACGACGAGCGGCGCAAGCCAGGATTCCGCGAACCAGCTCGCCGGCGTGGTGAAGGAATTGGTGGTGCGCGAACTCGTCAACCAGCAGCGGCCGGGCGGCATTCTGCGCAGGATGGTGACCAATGCCTGATCTCTTCACCTGGTGCCCGTTGGTCAACCCAACGGGCCAGACCACGCTGCGCGTGCGCAAGGCGCAGTTCGGCGACGGCTACTCGCAGCGTGTGCCGGACGGCATCAACACGAAGGTGCAGTCGTGGCCGGTCTCGTTCCGCGGCAATGCCGCCTACACCGCAGCCATCAAGGCCTTCCTTGATGTCCGCCTGGGCGCGACGGCGTTCCTCTTCACCCCGCCCAACAATCCCCAGGGCCTGTACGTCTGCGAGAGCTACACCGAGCAGGCGATGGGCGCGGGGATGTACACCCTTTCAGCCACGTTCCAGCAGGTGTTCGCGCCATGACCATCACCGCCGATGTCCAGAAACTTGAGCCCGGCGGCATGGTGGTGCTGTTCGAGCTCGACGCGACCGCGATCACTGGTGGCGGCGCCGGCGACGTCGTCCGCTTCCACGGCTACACCATGGAAGGCCCGATCATGTGGCAGGGCCAGCAGTACGATCCCTGGCCGATCTACGCCGACGGCTTCGAGCTGACGCCGGACAAGCCGCCGATGCCGACCCTGCAGGTGGGCAACGTCGACGGCACGATCACCGCCATGTGCCTGGCTTACCAGGATCTGGTCGGCTCGGTGCTGACGCGTCACCGCACGCTGGAGCAGTACCTGGATGGCCGCCCGGGCGCGGATCCTGCCCAGGAGTTCCCGCTGGACAAGTGGTTCATCGAGCGGAAGTCGTCCGAGACGAACGAGCTGGTGGAGTTCGAGTTGTCGTCGGCGCTCGACTTCGGCCAGCAGCAGCTGCCCGGGCGGAAGATCATCGCCAACTCGTGCAGCTGGCTGCAGCGCGGCGGCTACCGCGGCCCGTATTGCGGATACAGCGGCCCGCCGGTGGCCAAGGCCGACGACACGCCCACCAGCGACCCGGCGCAGGACGCCTGCGGCGGCCGACTGTCGTCCTGCAAGCTGCGCTTCGGGGCAAACAACCCGCTGCCGTATGGTTCGTTCCCTGCTGCTGGCCTGCTGCGCTCATGAATGACACGACGATGGACGCGGCGCGCGCGCACGCGGCGGCCGAATACCCGCGCGAGGCCTGCGGCCTGGTGGTGATCGAGAAGGGCAAGGAGCGGTTCTGGCCGTGCCGGAATATGGCGACCGACGCCACCGAGCACTTCGTGCTGCACCCGGAGGACTACGCCGCGGCCGAGGACGCCGGCGAGGTGGTGGCGGTCGTGCACAGCCACCCAGACGCCACCTCGCGGCCCAGTGAGCAGGACAGGGCCATGTGCGAGGTCTCGGGCCTGCCCTGGTACATCATCGGCATGCCCGACGGTAAGCCGGCCGACGTGCTGCGGCTGAACCCCGCCGGCTACGTGCCGCCGCTGGTCGGCCGCCCGTTCGTGCACGGCCTGCTCGACTGCTGGACCTTGTGCCACGACTGGTACGCCACGGAGTGGGGTCTGGCGTTGCCCAGCCCGCCGCGTGCCGATGGCTGGTGGGATGACGGCGCCTCGGACATGTACGGGGATGTCGCGCTCGCTGGCGCTGGGTTCCGGGTGGTGTGGCGCAAGGGTGAAGCCGCGGCGCCGCCACTGCAGCGCGGCGACCTGATCCTGATGCAGGTGCGGAGCCGCAACCTGGTGCCCAACCACGCCGGCGTCTACCTCGGTGACGGGCAGATGCTGCACCACATGCACGGGCGGCTGTCGTGCCGCGAAGTGTTCGGTGGGTACTGGCTGGAAGCCACCGTGAAGGTGGCGCGGCTCAGCCACTTTGCGTAAATAACTCCTTTACAAACATGGTGATACCATTTTGCACAAGGATGGTGTGATGATTCCCCCGCAGACCGAGACCGGTTCGAAACCGATGAATGCCAAGCTCCAGAAATTGTTCCAGGCGACCAAGCCCCATCTCGGGGAGAAAGAGCAGCGCGCCTTTGGCGATTTCGCGCGGTCGTTGATCGAGGAAGAAAAGGTCTTCAACGAGCAGGTCAAACGAGTCCAGGAGAGGATCCATCGTGGGGCACGACAAGGAAAAGGACGATTCCGTCTTTGACTTCCTCTATGTAAATCGGGGGAGGCTCGCGACGCTGCTGGCGCAATTGAGTGACGAAGGAATCATTACCGTCGTCAAGCGCACTTCTTCGCAATCTGGCAGCAATGCCGGTGGCCTCAAGGTGACCAGTCTGGTCGCCACCGGAGAAGGTTCGGTTACCAGTCAGGCAACCGAGGCTCTTGAGCAGCAATTCGATTCAAGCGGACTGCTGGCGATTAACGCGCTAACTGTCTTGCAAGAATCCGGGTTGATCCATAAGGGGTTGCCGGCCCCTCTCGGGCAGATCGTTCTCATCACCGGAGACGTCATCGTTTTCGACGTCAGCATGGTGAAGCGAATTTGGACACCGGCGACACAGTTAATGGCTGCGCAGGCCAAAGAGGAAAGAAAGAAAAGCGGAAAATCTGCGGGTGCTTCTCTCAACTCGGAGCATCTTCGACTGGCAGGCGGCATACTTAAGGAAATGCCGGATTTCGTTCAGATCATGATCCACACAGAGGACGATGTTGCGTGGGGAGTGGTTGGCAACGAAGACCCGTCTTTCGTGCCAGAAATGATTGGCCTGAAACACGGTTCCCTAGTGCAGGGCGAATGGCATGTACTTGGCGTCGTCGACGCGTTGCCGGACGCACCTATAGATCTTCCAAGCGGGGACGGCGTGAACGTACTCGCTAATTTTTCGGAGATCGTCCAGCACATGCGGACGCTGATCGGTAGGCCTTACAGCGCATTCGGCGTGACCCCGCTAGCAATATTCCGTGAGCATCCACGTTCAGGCCAGGCATCGGAAGGTGATTCGTTGGCGATTGGAAGCGACACCAGTGAGTAAATCTTTGGTATCCACTGCTGGAAGTATGGTTGCATTGATGGTGGGTCTTACCGGGTGTGCGAGCGTGGGTGACCTGGAGAAGAAGGCGCCCGAGTTCAGTTGGCGCACGACGAAAAGTGCCGAGTCGTACAAGCGGTGTGTGGTGCAGGAATGGACTAGCGTCTGGTCAACCGTGCATGCGGAGGACACCGACTACGGGTTCAAGGTGATCGTGCCTGACCCTGTTGCGGAAACCGACGTGGTGTTGCTGATTAGGCGCGCCGATGGTGGCGCGGATGTTTCATTCCACAGGCGATCGGCCTATCTCGGCGGAGACCAATTAAGGGATACCGCCAAAGCCTGCATCTGAGCAGGAATACCGAAACCGAAAGGCCCGCCTTGTGCGGGCTTTTCTTTGCCCAGGAAAAAGTATGTCTACTGCTCGCGAAATCATTCTCTATGGCGCGTTGCGCCAAAGGTTTGGCCGAAGCTTCCGCTTCCATCTGGATACGAACACGGTTGGCGAGGCCATCTCAGCGCTTAAATCGCAGCTCAACGGCTTCGCCGACTTCCTGGCATCGGCCAAGGGCAAAGGCCTCGGGTTCACTGTGTTCGTCGGCGCGAAAAATGTGAACGAGGAAGGCCTGCGAAGCCCTAGCGACGGGCCTATCCGTATAGCCCCGGTGTTCCTCGGCAGTAAGCGCGCGGGACTTTTCAGCATCATCCTTGGGGCGGCCCTGATCACCGCGAGTTTCTTCGTTGGTGGACCAGTGCTCTCGGCTTACCTTCTGAACACCGGCATCGGCATTGCCGCCGGCGGCCTGGTGCAGATGCTGTCGCCGCAGCCGAAGGGCCTCAAGCAGGCCGACTCGCCACAGAACCAGCCGTCGTATGTCTTCAACGGATCCGTCAACACGCAAGCCCAGGGCAACCCGGTGCCTCTGCTGTACGGCCGCATGATCGTCGGATCGGCGGTGATATCCGCCGGCATTCGCGCCGAGGACTACGCGCCGGCGAGCGGCAGCGTCGGCACTGGCACGCCGCTGGGCAGCTTCAAGAAGAACTTCTACGACACCTGATCGCCGCCGCATACGCGCCGAATCCCACGCCCGCCTCGCGCGGGCTTTTTTGTGAGCGAAGCATGGACAACCTGCATCTCATCGAAGGCGCCAAGGGCGGAGGCAGCCAGCGCACGCCGGTGGAGTCGCCGGATAGCCTGCGCTCGATCGCGTCGTTCCGTATCCTCGATGCCGTGAGCGAGGGCGAGATCGGCGGCCTGGTCAACGGCCTGCAGTCGATCTACCTGGACGAGACGCCGCTGGCCAACGCCGATGGCTCGCTGAATTTCCAGAACGTGCACGTCGACCAGCGCACCGGCACCCAGGACCAGGACGTCATTCCCGGCTATGCCGCGGTCGAGAACGAAGTGGCTGTCGGCGTGGAGCTCAAGCAGGTGGCGCCTTGGGTGCGCTCGCTCACGAACCTGGAGCTTTCGGCCGTCGGGATCACCATCAGCGTGCCGCAGCTGTCGAAGGCGAACACCGCCAACGGCGACATCAATGGCTACTCGATCTCGTACAAGATCGAGGTGCAGACCGACGGTGGCGCGTACCAGCTCGCCTACAGCGGCGCGATCACTGGCAAGACCACCACCAAGTACCAGCGCGAGCACCGCGTGGATCTGCCTGCGGCGACCGTCGGCTGGAACGTGCGCGTCACGCGCATCACGGCCAATGCCAACAGTTCGACCATCGCCGACACCACGACGATCGACAGCTACACGGAGATCATCGACGCAAAGCTTCGCTACCCGAACACCGCGTTGATCGCGATCAGCGGCGACGCTTCGCAGTTCTCGAACATCCCGGCTCGCGGCTACGACCTATGGGGCCGCATCATCCAGGTGCCGACCAACTACGACCCGCACGCGCGCACCTACACCGGCGCCTGGGACGGAACGTTCAAGCTGGCCTGGACCGACAACCCGGCGTGGATCTACTACGACCTGGCCACGCACCCGCGCTACGGCCTTGGCCATCTGATCTCCGCGGCGCAGGTCAACAAGTGGGATCTGTACCGGATCGCGCAGTACTGCGACCAGGCGGTCAGCGACGGCAAGGGCGGCACGGAACCGCGCTTCACCTGCAACGTGTTCCTGCAGACGGACAGCGACGCATATCAGCTGCTCTCAGACCTGGCCAGCCTGTTCCGTGGCATCAGCTTCTGGGCGAGCGGCGCGATCGGTGTGGCCGCCGACATGCCACAGGATCCGGTGTACGCCTACACCGCAGCCAACGTCATCGGCGGAAAGTTCACCTATTCGGCTACCACCCGGAAGACTCGCTACACCGTCGCCCAGGTCACCTGGAACGACCCAGCCGACATGTACCGCGCCAAGGTGGAGTATGTGCAGCACCAGGCCGGCCTGGCGCGCTACGGCATCCAGCCCACCGCCATCACCGCTTTCGGCTGCACCTCGCAGGGCCAGGCTCAGCGCGCCGGCATGTGGGTGCTACTGACCTCGCAGCTGGAGACCGACACCATCACCTTCCAGGTGGGCCTGGACGGCGCGATGGCGGCGCCCGGGCAGATTGTGCGCGTGCAAGATCCGGCGCGCGCGGGCAAGCGGCAGGGCGGCCGCATCACCGCGGCCACGACCTCCGTGGTGACTGTGGACCGCGCCCCAGACGCGGTGGTGGCCGGCGACACCATGACCGTGGTGTTGCCATCCGGCGTGTCCCAGACGCGCACGGTGCTCAACGTGGACGGACGGAACATCCAGGTCACGCCGGTGTTCACGGAGCTGCCGGCGGCGGAGGCGGTGTGGACGGTCGAATCAAGCACCCTGGTCAACCAACTGATCCGCGTGCAATCGGTCGGGGAGGACAAGTCCAGCGACGCGCTGACCTTCACCATTACCGGTAGCCAGCACGTCCCGGAAAAGTTCGAGGCGATCGACAACGGCACGATCATCCAGCTGCCGCCGATCAGCCAGCTGCCGGCCACCCTGCAGGCTCCGCCGACCGACGTGGTGCTGTCCAGCCATGTGGTGATCACCCAGGGCATCGCCACCAACGTCATGACGATCAGCTGGACGCCGGCTGCCGGCGCGCAGCGCTACCAGGTCGAATGGCGCAGGGACGACGGTGAGTGGGTCAGTGCTGGCCAGGTCTCCGGCCAGTCAGCGGATGTGCAGGGCATCTACACCGGCAGCTACCTGGCGCGCGTGCGGGCGATCAGCCCGGGCGGCATCGCCTCGGTGCCGGCGATGTCGGCGCTGACCGACGTGTTGGGCAAGACCGGCGCGCCGCCGGTGGTAGCCAGCCTGACCGCGGCGTCGAAGGTCTGGGGCATCCACCTGCAGTGGGCATTCCCGGTTGGCGCCGAGGACACCCTGCGCACGGAGGTGTGGCGCTCCAGCACGCCCAACCTGGCCGACGCCACGAAGATGGCGGATCTCGCCTATCCCCAGAACACGCTGGAGATGGACGGGCTTGCGGCTGGCGCCTCGTTCTACTTCTGGGCTCGGTTGGTCGACAAGACCGGCAATATCGGGGCGTACTACCCGATCGGCGCCGGCGTGCACGGCCAGGCCAGCAGCAACCCGGCCGATTACGAGCCGATCATCGCCGGCCTGATCGAAGACACGAACCTTGGCCAGGAGATCCTCGGCGCCGTCCAGCAGATGACGCCGGAAATGGCCGGGTCGGCCTCGAAGTTCGCCGGCAGCAGGACGCGCTACGCCGGTGTGTGGTCGCAGCTGACGGCCCAGCAAGACGGCGACATGGCGCTGGCGTCCCGCGTCGACACCGTGCAGGCGACGGTGGACGACACCACGGCCATCGTCCAGGAGACGGCGACCACGGTGGTCGACTTGAACGGCAGGGTGAGCGCGACATGGAGCGTGCGCTGCCAGGTCACCGCGGATGGCCACATCTACGGCGCCGGCATGGGCCTTGGCGTGGAGCAGCAGGCGGACGGCACCTACCAGTCGCAGGTGCTGTTCCAGGCCGATCGCTTCGCGGTAATCAACGTGGCCAACGGTGTCACCACGTTGCCATTCGTGATCCAGGGAGGCCAGGTATTCATTTCGCAGGCGCTGATCGGCACCGGCTGGATCACCAACGCCATGATCGGCGATGTCATCCAGTCGACGGACTATGTGCCCAACGTGTCTGGCTGGCACATCAGCAAGAGCGGCAACAGCTTCGAGCTGAATGGCTCCGGCGGCGGAGGTCGGCTCTCTATCACCAACCAGCTCCTGCAGGTGTACGACTCAGCGGGCACGCTGCGCGTTCGCCTCGGCCTGTGGTAACCGCACTCCATTCAACGCAATCACGCAACGAAGCCGCCGCAAGGCGGCTTTCTTTTTTTGAGGTAGCCACATGGCACAACAGACCATCAATCTCGGCACGCCGCCGGAAGGCGAGGATGGCGATACCAACTACGTCGCCTGGCAGAAGGCCAACGGCAACTTCACGGAGCTGTACGACAGCGTCTCGGGCCTCTCGGCCAGCGTCAGCGGGCAGGCGTCGTTCAAAAACAAGCTGATCAACGGCAACTTCAATGTGTGGCAGCGAGGCACGTCCTTTGCTGCGGCCGCTGGCACGCGCTACACGGCCGATCGCTGGGTATCGGTCGGCGTGGGCAGCACCTCGGCATTGAGCCAGCAGGCGTTTGCGCTGGGGCAGGGCGTGGTGCCGTGGGAGCCGTCGTACTTTCTGCGCACGGTCGTGGCGTCGTCGGCTGGCGCTTCTAACCTGGCGGCGCTTCAGCAGAACATCGAGGGCGTCCGCAACTGTGCCGGCCGCACCATGACGCTGAGCTTCTGGGCGAAGGCCGATGCCGCCAAGAACATCGCCGTGGAGCTCAGCCAGGTGTTCGGCACCGGTGGTTCGCCATCGTCCCAGGTCATCAACATTGGCACCACCACGGTGGCGTTGACCGCGGGCTGGGTGAAGAAGACGATCACCTTCACGATCCCGGCAATCGCCGGCAAAACGCTGGGCACGAACAACAACGACTATACGCAGCTGACGTTCTGGTTCGACGCCGGCACGACCTATGCGGGCCGCTCAAACGGCCTTGGGCAGCAGTCCGGTACGTTCGATATCGCGCAGGTGCAGCTTGAACTGGGGACCGCGGCGACGGCGTTCGAGCTGGTGCCGCCGGCGATCGAGCTGACTCAGTGCCAGCGCTACTGCTTCGCGGCGACGCTGCCCGCTGGTGGTGCGTTCGCCGCGGGTACGCAGTACAGCACGACGGGCGCACTTGCACAGTTCAACACCCCAGTACAGATGCGCGCTTTCCCCACCCTGACCATCACAGGTCAGGGCATCGGATGGGTTGGCAACGGCACGCCGAATTCCGGGAACCCGACCATCGCTGGCAGTTGGAACGGCCAGTTCGTCCTGCTGTTCACCATCAGTGGCGCGACAACTGGCCAGTCTGGCTTCGCGGCCGGCAAGTCGGGCGGGACAACGCTCATGATCCTCGATGCGGAGCTTTGACAATGCCCGACTACACCATCGTTCACACGATTTTCGGCGACAGCATCATTCGCAACAGCGACGGCGCCTGTATCCCGATCTGCCCTGGAAACCGCGACTACGACGAATACCTCGAATGGGTGGACGCCGGCGGCGTGCCTGACGAGATCGACAACACCTGATGCCGGATAACGCAGCGGGTTACGAGTGAGGCTGCTATGGGTCAAGGTATTCAGGTCTTCAATGCGGCAGGCCAGCTGATTTTTGATACGCCCGATCGTCTGTCTCGCATCATCGGGAAGGTTGTGGTGGCGCCTGGCGCCTCGGGGTCCATCACGTTGCCCACGGGCTATGGCGACCCTTGGTTTTTCGTATCGCCCAGTTCAGGCACGACGCGCTACACCCCCGTCATCACCCTGAGCGGCAACACATTGAGCTATTCCCCGGCCACGATTTGGACTCCGGCGGTGGAGTGCACCATTCTCTACGGCGCTTACTGATATGGCTGACGCAGGGTTTACCGTCTATGGCGATAGTGGTGTCGCGCAGGTCGACAACACGTATGCGAACTTGTCTCTGGTGGAGAAGGGGACTCTCACCACCAATCAGTCGCTCTACGGCGCGTCGGTAACCTACGGGACGATCGGGCCGCGCAGTGATCTTGTTTCTCCGATCATTTGCGTGGGCGGCTCGCTTTATGCCAGGCCGGAGACCTTCTACGGCGCTGGGCAGATCGGCTTCAATATCTCCGTCGCTGGGCCACTCGGAACCCAGGTTCCCTATTACATCTTCGACGTGCCGCGTGCGCCGCCGGCGCACGGCTTCGGCCTGCAGGTGTGGAACGCAGCCGGCCAGTTGATTTTTGATGCCAGCGCGGGGCCGATGCGGGTGGTCGGGTTCGTCCAAAATGCGACGGGCACGACTATCTTCGCCGGCACCGCGGGGCGCGCCTATGCCGTGGCACACGTCATCCGCGGCTTTCGATCGGCGCGGGTGGAGGGCTTCAACGTGCGCGCGGTATTCACCCAGGTGGCCAGCAACGTGGTCAACCAGAACCTGCTCATCGTGCAGGACCTCACGTCCGGCGATACGCCCGTTCTGTCGGCGAACCTGATGACGGCGCTCATCATCGACGTGACGAATCTTTAGCAGTGGTATTCCGTCCGGGTATCCAAGAATCTGAGATCGCCCGGTCGTAGCCTTCGGGAATGGACGAAGCCCGCACCACCCTCCTTGCCGTAGCCTCCAGCCTGTCCAGGCTGCTGATCAGGCTCCACGATCTCTCCAACTCGGCGCGCCGCCGTCCGGGCGGGCATGCTACCGCCGCGGCCCATGCGCACTGGACCGTCTCGGACCTATCGCCGCCGTCAGCCTGGCTCGATGCAGCCGCACCCAATACGGCGATCAGCGGGGCGATCAGCTCGGTCATGCTGGCCCAGGCCCACCTTCTGGCCATGATCGAGGCTCCGGGTGACGTCGACCTCAAGTTGGCCATCCGGGCGCTCGAACATGTCTGCCATGGCGCACACTGGAGCGCCAGGGTGGAGGCCATCTCCAAGCGCCTTGGCGTCGAGCTCCCCGAATCACCCAGCCAATTCCACCATGGGGCGAGCCTCCACCAGGTAAGCCTCCCGCGCCGCGGCGAGCGGCACAGCCACCCGTGACCAGGTGTAGGCTGTATTACCACCCCGCTGGCGCGCTCCCATGTGCTACTCCGCCCAGGTGAAGGCTGACTATGCCGCCTTTGTGCGCCTGTTCGGCGCGGTCATGGACATCCATGAGTTCGTGAAGCTCTTCGTGGAGAAGCGCGCCGATGGCGGCTGGACGAAGTTGCCCAAGGCAATGCGCGAGTCATTCCGGAAGCCTTCGAGCGAGGAGGGGTTCGAACTGGCCAAGATCGTGGCCGAGGGCGACCGGGAGCTCGAGGCGAAGCTGGTGGCAGAATTGGCCGCCCAGCAAGAGCGCCTGGCCAAGGCCGAGACGGTGCTGGCCGGCCCGAAGCCGACGAAGAAGGCCGCGGAGGACCAGCGCATCGCCGGCAATAAGGTGAAGGCGGCCCAGCGCAACCTGGACGACCTGCTGCGGCCTCAGGCGGACCCCAAGGACTCGCGCATCTACCCGGGCAGCTACGCTCCGGTAATGATCGCCGATGCCAAGACTGGCCAGCGCCACGTGATCCCCATGCGCTACCAATGCCGGTTGCCCGGCTGGAATGTGGCTATCGAGCGCAAGTACCCCGGCACGTACAATGCGCGCAGGGACAACTTGGAAAGCGCTTGGTCGAAGCTCTTCGGCTACCACCACGGCATCATGATCGTTACTACGTTCTACGAGAACGTGGAGCGCGAGGGGAAGAACGTGGTGCTGCAGTTCACCCCGAACCCTCCGCAGGACATGCTGGTGGCCTGCCTCTGGTCGCACACCACGGACCGGGACGGCGACGAGCTCTGGTCATTCGCGGCGATCACCGACGAGCCGCCGCCCGAGGTGCTGGCCGCCGGCCACGACCGCTGCATCGTCCCCATCAAGCCAGAAAACCTGGACGCCTGGCTGAACCCGGATCCGCGCGACCTACAGTCGCTCTACGCAATCCTGGACGACCGGCCACGGCCGTACTACGAGCACGTGTTAGCAGCGTGACTTGCTGCTCAAGGCTGCTCTAATCCAAGTTTCACCAGGCCATCTCTAAGGGCGTCGTGCGCAGTGAAGAGATCGTTGGTCAGCTCTTCAGTGGTGAGTGCTTTGCGAAGATTGATCAGGATATCTAGCAGGACTGACGTTGGCACCGTAATAGTTGTGGCGGATTGAACCGTATTGTCTTTTGCATTCTGGACGCCGAAGGTGAGTTTTCCAACGAAAGGGCCAACTCCCATATGAATGATCGAGTCGAAATAGAGGTGGTCAGCCGACTCTAGTGTGCGCTCGACAGATTCGAGAGTTTTCCTTTTATTTGGTGGCGCCATGCGCACCGGACCTTCACTCTCAATACTCAT